ATGTGTTGTGTTACCTACTGGCGCTGGAAAATCAGTTGTTATTGCTACGCTTGTTAAAGAAAGTGTACAAAAATGGCGTGAAACCCGCGTGTTAATGTTAGTGAGTAGTAAAGAGCTAATTTCTCAAAACGCAGCTAAAATGCGTAGCGTATGGGCTAACGCTCCAATGGGTATTTATAGCGCTTCGCTAAATAGACGAGACATAGGCGAGCAAATTACTTTTGCAGGGATTCAGTCAGTTAGAAATAAGTCTGCATTGTTAGGACACATTGATTTATGTATCGTTGACGAATGTGACATGATTAGCCATAAAGACGAAGGGGTGTATAGAAGTTTAATTAATGATTTATTAATAATTAATCCATATATGCGGCTGATAGGCTTTACTGCCACGCCTTTTCGTCTTGGGCATGGATTAATTACTGACAAGCCAGCGATATTTGACGCACTTATTGAGCCTACAAGCATACAAGAATTAATTAATCAAGGCTATTTGTCACCATTGAGATCAAAGATGACTAGACAAAGATTATCAACCGAAGGCGTCAAAAAGCGCGGAGGTGAATATATTGAGTCAGAGTTACAAAAAGCAGTTGACACTGACGACATTAATAACCATGTAGTAGACGAGGTTATTAGATTGGCAGAAGGATATAAACATTGGTTGTTCTTTTGCAGTGGTGTAGAACACGCAGAACACGTTTCCACAGTATTAAGCGAGCGAGGTATTGCGTCTGCATCACTAACAGGCGAAACAAATGGACGAGATCAGATATTGGCTGATTTTGCCAGTGGAAAGATTCAGGCACTAACAAATGCTAATATTTTGACTGTAGGCTATGACTTTCCTGACCTTGATTGCATTGTTATGTTACGTCCAACCATGTCTCCGCGCTTGTATATGCAAGTCGCTGGACGCGGAACTCGTATAAAGTCACACATTGACCACTGCTTGTTCCTAGACTTCGCTGGTGTCATTCACGAGCATGGCGCAATCACAGAAGTACGTACACCGAAAAAAGGCAGTAATGGAGAAGGCGAAGCGCCAATTAAATCATGTGATGTATGTTTTGAGTTAGTCCATCCAAGCGTAATGATATGTCCATGTTGCGGAACTGAGTTTCCTAAGCCAGAGGCTAAGCCATTAGAATTACATAATGATTGCATCATGGGCGGAGGAACTGAATTAATTGTAAAGAGCTGGTTTTGGCAAAAACACACTGGAAAAACAAGTAATGTTGATATGCTAAAATTAACTTATTATGGTGATTTGTCTGATACACCAATCACAGAATATTTAACTATTATGCACGACAATTATGCAGGAACGAAAGCGCGTACATTACTAGCGACTATTGCTAGAAATGCACAAGTTGAACTAAATTATAATGAAGCTGATTTAATTGACATTGCACAAATTATGAATAATGGCAAGCATCCAAACTTAATTGAGTACAAGAAAAACGGTAAATTTTATAATGTAGTGAATAGGGAGTGGATTTGAAAAGTGAACATTTAGAGCAAGCAGAGTTCGTGAGCTGGTTTAGAAAAAACTTTCACCCGCAGCATAGAATTTTTGCTATACCAAATGGAGGAAAGCGATCAAGTAGCGAAGCGATGAGATTGAAGGTTGAAGGTGTAAGCGCTGGTGTGCCTGATATTTTTATACCTTCGTTATTCCTATTTATCGAAATGAAGAAAGAAAAAGATGGCGTTCTTTCTAAAGAACAAAAAAACTGGTTAGATTATCTTAACCAAGTCGGGTATAAAGCAATTGTATGCAATGGTTGCGCGGAGGCTATTGAGGCAACTCTTTCACTAACATCCCCAACTCAGCCAGTAGTTCCAACTTCATCATTGCTGGCTTAGTGAAACCTTTGTTCTTGTAATTACACACTTGCGCTGGTGTACATTTAAACAAACGTGAAAATGCAAAGCTACCGCCATTGTCATTAATTACTTGTGTTGCAAACTCTTGTTTAGTCATATTCTTTATATCTCCAAAGATTGCATCATAACATTATTAAAAAATATTGTATATATGTGAAATAATTATTGACATGTGATTAAACTTAATTTAATATTCGTCTTACAGTAGTTAAACATTAAAAGGTAACGATTATGACAACATTTATTGAACTAAGTGACTTTCTAAAAGAAAAGCACGTAAAAGAAAATAACAAGCACTGGAAATGTATGTACCATGTAGGTAAAGAAATTCATTACATTACTATTTTTACCAACAAAAAAGGTGCGCTAGAACATTGCGATAATTTAGGATTGACATTATGCTTATAAATCGAACAAAAGAATACAGTGTGTTTATTGAAACATTTAAAACATTCAGCGTTGAAAGATTAGTTGAAATTAACGAACCAGTATCTGACGAAACAATGAAAACAATTTATAAACAGTTAAAAGAAAGGATGCACAAGAAATGAGTGATAAAGAATTTGAACTAGATGATAATGCAAAATCATACATTGACATTGACGGAGATTACAGACTTGTTATGTCGCAAAGAAATTGGCAATTAGCTAAAAAATCAATCGCTGGTGAAGATGCTAAAAATGCAGGTGAAGTTTCATATTCATCATTTAGATACTATACAACGCTAGCTAGCGCGATTAAAGATATTATTCATATAAAGTTAGCGTCAGAGAAATTTAAGACGCTGGAAGGGCTTGTAGCTGCACAATCTAAGGTGATTAATGAAGTTAGTAAAGCATTAAATCCAACGTACACTATTACGGAGAATTAAAAATGAAAAACAGAATAGAAGACGAGTTTCCAAGCAAAGAAGAGTTAATTTGCACAGCCAGTTATGTTTGTTTTGGAATTATGGTGGCATGTGTTGTAGTGTGGATGGTATTTAAATGAAACAAAATAACATACTAATTATCCTACTTGCGTTTGTGATTGCAGGATGGTTTGTTTTGAGAGATTGGATTGCGAAATGAATCTACAAAGATATGTACAAGTTATAAGCATGAGAGACGGCTATGTTATGCGACAAGATGAACAAGGCGATTACGTCAAATACGAATACATTGCCGAGCTTGAAGCAAAATTAAAATTCACTGACGACCTAAAATTAGGTGAGCTTAAACGTATTAACGTGCAGTTGCGAGGGAAAATTGAAGAGCTTGAAGCAACTATTAAAAATATGCAGTTAGTTGTAAATGAGTATAACGATTGGATTAAATACCACGATTCAGCAGAAGGCGATTTTATGTCGTTTATCGGTAAAAGGATTTCACTAGCTGAAATGAAGAAAGGCGAATGATGAAATACACACATAAAGGCTGGTTCTTCTTATGTCCTATATACCTAAACGCAGACGATGGCGAAGGCATGGCAGTTGAAGCGCGTTACGAGTGGTTAGAGCCGTGGTTTACGGTTAACTATTGGATATTTGATGCGATGGTATTTGTGATGACATTGATAAATCCAGAGTATGAGCCTGAGTTTCCGTTTCGTGTTACGGGGGAGGCTCAAAATGACTAACCAAGAATTGCAAGAGTTAAGCAAGCGTGTTGCTGAGAAGTTTGGCATTAACGAATCAGAGTTATATCAAACAGATAATGAAGAATACCCTGATAGTTGGGTAAGATTTTATTTACACCAAGACCTAGAACGCGTAATGCGCTTGGCGATTGAGCATAGACTGAATATTTCTACATGCGGTGAAAATTGCACAGTTACCAAGATGAATAAAACTCAAAGGTATGCAGAATATTTTTTAAATGAACACTATATTGACCACGACACACGCGAACAGGCTGTTATTGTTGCGGTTATGAAGGCTTTATGCGAGGTGGAGGTATGACAGACGTATTAGTAAATTTACCGTGGCAAACAATAAAAACATTAGCTGTATTGGCTTATTTAAATGGGAAATCCTTTAACGATATGTGTAATGAAATATTGACTAATCATGTGGGATTGAAAGATGACAATTGACATAGAGAAATTGGCGGTTGAGTGTGGTGCAGTAAAAGCAAATGACGTTTTTTCAGCAGATGATGAATGTGCAGATTTGATTTATTTTACACCTGACCAACTCCAAGCATTTGCCGAAGCTTACGCAGAGCAAGAAAACTATATTTTACTTGGTGTAATAGCTGATATTCGCATGGAAATTGGTGTAAATGAAAAGCCGATGCTTTCTGATTTGGCTAACGTAGCTAAAGATGTGAAGGCTGAGAATGAGGCTTTGAAGCATTTGCTAGTGGATGCAAGCCAATATGTTAGAAATGAGTATGAGGAAAATGTTAGATTGTTTAGCGATTACCCACATAAAGCACACAAATTAAAAGATGAAAAAGAATTTTTAGATGCTATTGAACTAGCATTGAAAGTGGGTGAATAATGGAATGGCTTAATTTAAAACAGATTGAACCGAGTAGCGATTTACGACAAAAAGAAACTATGGTTCTAATTTGCGATATAGACGGCAATGTTAATGTTGCTTGGTTATCAAAAAATAATAGTAACTTCTTGGATGAATGGAGAGGATATAAAGTGGAAAATGTAGCATATTGGATGCAACTGCCACCACCGCCACCATCAATCCAACTTGAAGACTTTACATTGCCACCTGTGAATTTGCCAGTAATCGGGAGAGCGAAATGATAAAAGAAGAATATTTAGAAAAGCGTATTGAGATTTTAGAGTTTGCAGTTAGCAACTTAATCTCACATGAGAAATCCCTGCTATTCCCACATTCATGCGAGAGATGGAATTTTCTCGAAGCGCTACAAACACAACTTGTGGAAAAAGATAATGATTTAGAGGCGCGATTTAAAAATGACAATACTAAATGACTTACCACTCGAACACATACTACGAAACACGCCTCTAGCTAGCATAAACGCACAACATTGTTGGAAGCATTCCAAAGTGTGGTCGCCAATTGAGCCTAGTTTTGGGATAGCGAAAAAGACGTTTAATGAGTTGGGTGGTGTTTGGACGGATAACGATTATTTTGGAGTGAATAGATAATGATTAACGCCCAAGAACTAAAAGAAATATTTAACGCAAAACTTAAAGAAACTGGTTCTCTAGATGCTGCTTTTCTTAAGGCAATTTGGATAGCCTATCAGCAAGGGATTACAGATGCCAATCAGCCTAAATGAAGCTTGCGCTAATGTAGCTTATCTTGCTACAATTGGCTATGAAATGAAAACGCTTTATAGCTCGCAAGAACTATTTGAACAGTCGATTAGTAAAATGTCAGAAGTGGGTAAACAGAGTGTTACGATAGGTTATACTTCTGAGACACGACAAGATGGGTTTGAGAAGGCGTTTAGTTATTGTATTAATATTAAGAAAGGTGGGCTATGAAAAACAAAGAAAGATTTGATAATTTTATCAAAGAATATAAAGAGCTATGTATTAAGCACAATATTTACTTAGAAGTTTCTCATTATGATGAATTATGTGCATTTTCATTAAAAGATGATGATTTAAAACTGGGTTATATTTGGGATATTAAAAATGAAATTAGTTAATACACAAAACTTCATACACAGCGTTAAATTCTTTAATCTGGTCTTTAGTTATTTGCGTATCGTTTTTTGATGAATAGCTAATAGGCTTTAAAGCTTGACATGGAATTGATTTATTCACCGTCTCTGTTGTTTTTGTCTGTAGATTCTGGCAGCTTGTAAGCATCATCGCGAGCAGACTGAGCAATAATAATTTGTTTATCAATTTCATCTTGCGCCTCTTTTGCTATTTCAGCTTCTATTTTCTTTTTTGTTACGTAATCACTCCACATTTGAAGAAGTGTAGTAAATAGCTTAAATATGCTTAAAATGTTCATTTTCTACGGCTCGTTTAAATTATGTGGGTAAGGTGTTAGCCTTACCCTGTGTAAAATAATCGGTCTTAATTTAAGCCGTTTTTACTGTAGCACGACCCCAAATGGCAATCAATGAGCCAATGAGTGTAATAACTTGATCCTGAACGTGGGCAATATCACCTAGCCCCCATCCGAACACGCCAGAAGCAGCACCTAAGATAGTGAAGAAAATACCAATGTATGTTTTGTAGCCTTGTAAGAATTTCATAATTTAATCTCCTAAAATTTAATTATACCATGCAACTAAATAATCATTCCTATATCACTATTGATAGTTAATTCAGGAAGCTTACCCCCCCTTCTTTAAATTATCTTTAGCCCATAATGGTTGTAAATTTGTATAGTGGCTTAAAAGTATAACATCCTGTTCTGTTTTAGCGCTACTTATTGGGATTATATGATCAATGTGTATTTTTGAAAAAGTCTCCCAACTCATCCCTTCTGTGAATAATGATTCTATATGATATTTAAATTGTTCAAATGTACAACCTAGTATTTTCTCTGTTTTTGTATTTTTCTTGACACCTCTACTATATAAAGCTGTCCTTGTATTGCACCTAACTCTTTCAATAAGTTTTCCTAAATTAGTTGATACTTTTCTTAAATATTTATTATGTTGTGTTATTTTTTTAGCTTCATCACTCTTTCTTGGTTTTTTTAGCAACTCTAGTAAATAACATCCACAACTTGTAGTATTTCCTCTTTTTAAATCATAACTAGCTATTGATTTTAAATTTCCGCAATCACAAACACATTCCCAATAAACTTTTTTCTTACTTAAATCTCTTTTTAAAACTTTTAACCTGCCTATTTTTTGACCAATCATATCTTTATATGTTCTAATCATATCTTTAGCGGAACAACTTCTACACGATTTAGTTCCTCTTTTTAATGACTGTGAAACACAAACAATTTCGCGTTTACACTTACATAAACATAACCAACTGCATTGGTTTGATTTTGGGTTTGTATGTCTTTTAATTACGTAAAGATTGCCAAAAGTCATACCAGTTAAATCGTAATATTTGGTCATAAATAATTAGCCTTGAGGTATTTTATACTTAAAGCCATTTCATCAAAAGCCCCGTCATCTACATCATTAAACATATAACATCCGCGCCAATGTTGATTGCCTTGAGCGCCTAAGTAGTCCTCATTATGCTCATAAAAAGAACCACTAATAATAGCAGTCATTTCTTTGCCGTCAGCCCTGCGTCCGTAAGATATTTGTCTACCTTGTTGATGCCCTGCAAAGCAACTCATGTGCTTTTTGTTTAAAATCATGTTAGAGCTTGTTATTGGTCTTCCCATTACGCCGCTTGTAAAATAGTGTGAATAAGCAATACCGTCTATTGTCACAACGTCTAAAAAGTCATGTACTTCCCAATCTTGATAAGGCAAATCAGCAATAGAAATTAAACCTTCTAGCTTTCTATCTTCGTTAATCACTCGATTGATTCTGTTTTCATGATTTCCGAGCGTTAAAACCATTCTTGGCTTATATTGCGTTTTTGCTGTTTTGTTGTATTCAAATAATGGCGTTAAAAGAGCGTCCATAGCGTCTCTAGCAGCCCATAAATCATTGTTGTAGCTTCTGCCTTCAAATGACTTTAAACCCTTGTCGTAAGAGCTTAAAGATTCCATATCTGCAAAGTCACCAATACATATAATCACATTTGGCTTTTTCTCTACAATGTAATTGCCAGTGGCTTTTAAATACTCAAAATCATGATCTTTTTTTGCTTGGACGTCAGGTATGATAAAATGCTTAATTGTTGATGTTTTGTATTCTATTTTTTTGTTAGTGTATGATATCTTTTTAAAATTTTTATCATACTTGTATTTGAGTGCGTTTAAACTTCTATTGATAGTGCTAGCATTCAAACCTAATTTTTTAGCAGCTTCCATGCCTGTATAGTTACTATCTTCTACTGCGCTGATATATTCTAGTTGTCTCACTGTTGCATAGCTACGCCATGCGTCTAAGTCTGCTTGGTTATACTTTGCCATACAATCGCCTATTTGTTGTAAGTAATTGTATTATATAACACTTTTAAGAAAATGCAATATCAATACATTGCAAAATAAAAGATATTAAACCGTATGCCATCATAAACATGACTGAAAAGACAACGAATAGTGCTATCTTGTTAATGTCGTTGTTTCTACGCTTCATTGCTTGATGACTTTTCATTTGTGTCAATAATAGGTAAAGGTGTGTTAGTTTGTGGAATTAAGTTAGCCCATCTATATCCTAACACTCGGCTTTTATCAAATGGCGCGATACTCACTTTATCGCCTTGATTGCCACCCAAAACCATCAATCGACCTTTTTTGTCTTGTCCAACTACAAAGCCTACATGCCCGCCACCATCGCGTCCAAATACTACAACACAACCATATTGAGGCGAAGCAAGTTCATAACCCCAATTTAGGTAACTTTTAGCACTTTCAAAACGACTAGAAACAATTCCTACTTGCTCTAAACAAGCACCTACAAAAGCGGCACACCACGGTACTTCGTCATTCTTAATTCCACCACGCTTAATCCACTTCCACATTTGCACAATTAATGGGTTATGCTTAACGCCTTTAATTTCTTTCTGATCAATGTAAGTTTCAGCTTTTCTGATCCACGCTGGTTTCATCATTAACTATGTCCTTTAATGTACTGAATAATTGCATATACCGCAGCCAGTGCTGGTGCAATAAACAATACTAAAGCTCTAAGACCTTTTGCACCTTTAAACAGTTCAACAAGCTCTTTCGTGTTATCGGCAATTTCACGCGTCATATTAGTATTTTCGGCAATACTCTTTTCTAATTCCATGTGTCTAGCCTCCAATCTGTCTATTCTGTCATGCGCTCTTTTATCATGATAGTCTGGCATTAAAAATCCTTTTTGTTATTTGTATTTTCTTATTTATCTCTAAAACTGATAATTCGCCCTGCAAGCATCAACGTGATAAATCCCTTATGTGCTTTCCAGCCTAATTTAATATTGTTCAAAGGCTCAAAACCAAAGCCGCCTTCAATTAAAAAAGCAGTTGAACCGTCTTGATTTGTCCAGACGGTTTTGATGAATGAATTTCCGAGAATTGTTTTTTGATAGACGCGCTGAACACACCCTACTTTGCGCTCAAAGCCTAGGATGTCGCGTCTGAATGTGTAAGCAGGATTGCGCCAAAGCCAGCGAACACGCGCCCAATATTGCATAATTTTGCAATTGGAATATTCTTTAACTGTCCAATCACCAGCAGGCTTCCCAAAGATTAATTTATCAAGCCAATCACCTTTATACCAACCCCAAAAATATTCATCATCAGCGTTGTCATCCGTGGTAAACCATGCAAGCCAGTTTGAAACGTATTGGCGTGGCATGGTTGTAATGCGCTTATCGTTACGCTTAACTACATCGGTTCGTAATTCCGTGTAATAAAATAATGAAATTAACGGCGCAAAAAACCACGTTAAAGCTACTGCAAACCAACTTGTTATTAAGTACATTAGCCAAAGTAAATATTTCATATTAAAGCTCGGCTGTACACCATAAAGAAAAGAGGCTATTTGTACTATGTGCGGTTTCTTGATAGGCTCTATCTGTTCCTGAATAAATGAAAGAAGCACCTGTTCCAGAAGAAAATGAAAGATTTGAAAAAGTAACAGTTTTTGCTTTTAAAACTTTATAAGGGAATTCTTTAAATATATTTGCTGTTGTTATTACAACGCCTTGTGCTATTTCAAAATATCTTTGAGAGCGAGCAAGCTCTTGCTGAACATCTCTAAAATCAAAATCAGTTGCCAATAATCCTTTTTCCAATTGAATCTCTGTCACTTGGAAAGTAGCGCTAGAAGTTTGAGCAAAGCCAACTGTGCCAGATACTCCTAGTCTATTAGTTTGAGCATTCCAAGAATTTGCAGTACCTTGATAAGTTGAACCTGAACCCAAATCTAACTTGACGATAAGCCCTGCTACGCCACCTTGTGATGTAGGGTATTCTGTGATACCGCCACTAGTGTCACCAAGTACACCTTGAACAACTATTTTTTGCCATACGTTTGCTGTTGTTATTGTGTAAGTAAATCCATAAAAACGGTTGTTGTTTCCGCTAGAGATACCACCGCTAAATAAACCTGTCATTGAAGATTTAACCCAAAAGGAAAGGCTTATTGATTTGGCATTAGCTGAGCCAAAATTTAAATCTGCAATATTGCATCCTTCAATTTTTTGGGTGATTACAGCAAAATCGCCAGCATTTCGAGTGCCAGCAGTAGTGACTGTTATTTTTTGAGAATACCCAAAACCTTGAGGTGAATCTTGAACACGTTGTTTAGTTAAAACGCCACTTGAATTAATAGTTGACCATCTATCACAAGACCATTCTTCTGTTGTTGCAGAACCATTGTTTCTTTGGTCAATTTGCATTGCCCCGTTAATAATGCGGTTTTTAAAACTATCTTCATTTACATAAGCTGGTGATAGGTAGATGTTCCATGATGTAAATGTACCTGATCCTATGATATTAGTAGGTCTAATCACTAAACTAGACCCAGAATAACTAACAACCCTGCTTTCAATTAAATTTGAAACTGAGTTAGCCGCAATTAATGGCATTCCAACAAAATAGCTTTTGCCAGTTCCTACATCAAATGTCTTGTCGCCATAGCTGATACTGTTAGAAGTAGTGCTAGTAGAAACAGTATTGCTTAAATTACTTAATGCAATATCCGTGTTCCATTCATTAACTAAATTTGGCAACTGTACAGTTAAAAAGTTATCTGCTTCAGCCGCAAAGTTGGCAGGGTCACTTGGACTAGGTAAATTTACTAATTGGGTCAATGACATTTTAAATCTCTCTTATTTTCAATGATGTAAAAACAAATGGTTTGTTTAATCTTGTTCTAAAATTCTCGTAAAAACCTAACGTCAAAAGATTACCAAAGTATGGATCATCTTTATCATCTAGTCCTGACCACATTGCTGGTTTGGCATTAAGCATACGTCTAATTTCTTTTAATCTTTGTGCGTTTAATTCTGACGACAATAATTCACACTCAATTTGGTCTTTAGATGGTCTTTGAATTAATGTGGTGTTACCGAAGCTATCAGTCTCGTTGACAGAAAAGTTTAGACTATCTGTATTAGCGCCATCTTCTACTTGACCTAAATATTCATTAGTACCACATACAACGCTTCCACATTTGGCAGTTAATCCTGTTTTTGTAATTACAATATTAATTGTTGCGCTAGCATAAGGAGGTAAATCAAAATAAGCTGTCTCTCTTTTACTGCCAAATGGTGTGTAAAAATACTCATACCAATCACTCACAGTATTATTTCTAACTCCTAATACTTCCGTCACTGAATAAACAACTATACTTGCGTTTGTCATTGTGATTGTAATGCTATCAGCATCTAAATTTAACAGTCCAATTGTATTAACACGCTCGTTTAATGTCAGGGTGATATTAATATTATCTGCACGTAATGTTTGAGTATTTGATGTTAAATCAAACATACAAAAACGATTTGTCGCGCCTAAGTCTATCCAACTGTTAGGATTCTGGTTTGGTACATCATCTGTGTGAGATAATTTACACTCATAAGCTCTATTGATATAAATAACTCTATCGCCAACCAAATAATTAGTGGTATTATTCCAATCTGAGTAAGTAAATGAGTTACCATAGTCATCATACCAAACGTTATCAGTGACATTGGTTGTTGTCAAATTAGCAGTGGTTATTTCAATTGGTACTGTAACTCTCATTAAGCCACCGTTGTCATTAGTGTGTTACCGTCTTGTGTTACTCTACGTAAAATAGTTTCAGTATTACGAGTGTATTGTGTTGTTGCCTTAGCTTCTGATTTTAACATGGAAACTTCTTGTCGCAACATACGCACTTCTTCTAATAAAGCATTGTTAGTAGAAGCAATTGTAGCGTTCTCATTTGCAGTAATAACAGCTTCGCCTTTATGAATCATCGCTAAACCATCTTGTGGCACATAAGGCGTACCAACATCGTAACTAGGCACGTTAGTTATAAGTTGTTGGTATTGCATGCCTTGTGCTTTGTAAGCTTGAGCGCGTTTAAAGTCGATAACATTCTTAAACTGATTCTCGTTTAAGTCACTTAATATGCCAGCAGTTTCACCTGCCGCGTCGCTCACGGCTTTAAATTGTTCGGCTAATGTTGGCATAGCGAATGCAATATTTAAACCAGCCTCAGTAGTTAAATCTAAGCCTTTAGATAGATTAATTAAGTCTTGTGCAGTTTGCGGAACAGCTAATCCTAAATCAGCAAATGACTTAGCGAGTGCTTCACGGTTAGCTTGCAACTGTTGGTCTTGTGACATTAAACCAAATACTGCTTGTTCAACCCCACTTCTTATACTTCCGATACCGCTTGAGTACGCGCTTACTTTATCGCGTGAAGCAAAAAGTTTGTTGAACTCTTTTGTACCTGCTTCGGTTGTTTTATCAATTGATTTTAAACGCAAGTCAAATTGGTCTAAAGTATCAGGTAAAACGCCACCAAGTTCGGCTGTTAGTTCTTCCCTAATTTTTAAAATTTGTTGTGCTGGGGTGCGTAAAGCTCCTGTCGCAGTGGCTAATTTAGTTACATATTCTGCTAACGCTACTCCAGATAACCCAGTTGCTTTAGCCAAGCGCGAAGCTTCATCTACAGTAATGCCATATTTTTTAGCAAGTTCTTTTTGAGAATCTTGTAATGCCATTGTTGCATTAACCATAGCATTAACATCATCAGTAGCAGTTAATCCACTAAATAATGCTTTTATGTTTGTTCCTATGGCGCTTGATTGAATTGCCTTAGCTAAATATTCTCCAGTTAATTTAGAAATAAAAGATTGTAAATCTTGATCTCCAAATTTTCCTTGAGACCACATTTTAAAACTTTGACCATCAACACTGCCGTCAAAACGTTGATATGATCCGCCACCAGAGCGACCAAAATAACTTGAAAACGCTGAAACATTACCGCTTCCGCCAAACGCTTTTGACAAACTTGAAAGAGTGCTTGAAAACATTGCGGTAGCACTATTAAGAGAATCTGCTACCGCGCCATTAGTATTATAATTGTAACCTCTAGTGTTTCCAGTATTTTGTGACAAAACACCATCAATTAATGAAGTGCTTGAAGAGCCACCTGTACGTTTAGGTTGTTTCTTGCTTCCGAACAAACCACTAACTACTTTACCAATGATTGCTCCACCGACTGCACCTAGTGGTGTAAAACTACCAATAGCCGTAGCAGCACCTTGAATTGCCGCGCCTTTGAAGTCGCCTTTCAATGCTGATAACAAAGTACCTGCGTATGGTAATGCTTTAGAAATAACGTCAGAATATTGACCAATTGCACCGCCTAAATCGCTAAACCCTAGCGAATCAATATTGACACCTAATTGTTCAATACTGCGTTGCAAGCCATCAGAGCTAAAGCTATCGAATAGACTTTTAATATCGCCTACACCAAAAGATGATCCGCCTTCACCAGCTACAGCATTGCCACCAAATAATCCGCCACTAATACCAGCTAACGCTCTTGATAAAGGTGCAGTAGCAAAGCTAATCATTGGTTGCAATACCAATGTCTTAAACATATTTTTCAATGTTCTTGTAAAATTTCCAGCAATAGTTTCTCCACGCTCAAAGCCACGTAGCAAAGCGTCATTGATAGACGATTGTAAAGTCTCGGCTGACTTCTCATACTGTTTGCGCTTTTCTTCTTCTGCGTCTTGAGTTCTACGAATGCTTTCGTCATCCCAATCACGCCATGCTTTTGCGTTTTCTTCAATGCCACGCAAGCGGTCTTTCTCAGCCTCAATGTTCATTTCGATGTAGCGTTTTACATATTCTTGCTTTTCTTGTAGCTGTTCTAAAATGCCGTCTTGGATTGATTTTTCACGCAATAAGCTATCAATCATTTCTTTCGTTAATCCGTGACGCGCTTGCTCAACACGGAATTTTGCTTCTTCAATATCCATGCCTTGCTTGGTCACTAATGCTGTAACAGATTGCATATCAGCAATTTCTTGCATGGCTTGTTTACGCGCTTCCATTTGCGCATTAATTTCTTTATCTACTTTTACTTTGTCTTTTAATGACGCGAGTTCTTTCTCACGTTCACGCTCTAATGCTTTGACGTTTTCAGCAATGCTTGCTTGTGAAGCACCAGCTAATTCACCAGCTTTCTTAATTTCATCAATTTTAGTTTTATACTCAGCCATTACGCTGGTAACTGTTTTGATAGATGAACTTAATTGGTTGTAACTGTCGATGGCTGTTTTGTTGCTGTTACCTTTAGCCTTATTTGCTTGCTCAACTTGATCAGCTAATTCTGCTTCAGCTTTTTTAACATTTGCTACAGCCATAGTATATTTAGTAGCTGTTTCATCTAAATCAGCTTTACTTACGGAAAATATACCTTTACCGCCTTTTTCTTGGAAGTTTTTAGATTGATTACTTAGTTTCGTGAACATTTGGTCACGAGCAATCTCTAGCTTTTTAATATTAGAAATTTCTTCTGCATAAGAATTGTTAGAGTTGATACCTTGCTTTTGCAACTCTCTTGATTTTGCGTATTGCTCGTTTAGTCGTTCAATCTCAGGTGTAAGTCCTCTTGCACGTTTGTAAACGTCATACAACTTATCGCCAAATAATATTAAACCAGTGATCGCAATACCAACCCATCCGCCCATTGCGCTAATCGCCAAACCTAATCCGCGAACAACTGGCGTAGCAAGTCCTGTAACGCGTTGCATTGTAGTCATTGCAGTAGTAGCACTTACGATTTTACTTGCCATTAATGTTGTAGTGGCGGCATTATTAGCCATGTTTACGCCACCCACTGCTTGTAAGGTGTGCAAGCGTGATTCTACAGCCATTAATTTAAGCTTCTGTGCTTCTAATGCTTTAAGTGCTGTAGCTTCTTTTGCAGTACCAGCCGATACAGCAATAATGGCGTTAAGTTCATCCATTTTTGATTTAATAACTGCTTGACTATTTAATAACCGTAATTTGTTCATGGACATTTCTTTTTCCATGTTTGCGATTAAGGCAGCAGTTTTAGCATCATCCGTTTGCTTTTGTAGGGCAATATTAGCAACCATTTGACGAGCAGCCATTTGCTCTTGAGCCATTGTCGCCATACGTGCTTTGCCGTAATTGACCAGTTGCTTAATGGCGTAAGCTACAGCAATACTTGCTAAATACTCAAATTGGTCAGCAGCGAATTTAATAATGTTTGCGAGCGCACGACTAGCACCAACTGCTTTATCGTTCTCACCAATGAACAATTTAAGCTGATTAATAAAGTATGTTTGAGCCGCACCAATAGTGCGAATTTCTTGTGCTTGTGCGCGAAGTGATTCCAAGAACGCAGGGTCAGTGAATGCTTTAAGCATTTGTGCGCTTGTGAGTTTGCCTTCTTCTCTTAGCTTACGCAGTGATTCGTAAGGCACGTTCATTGATTTAGCGAGCTGTTCAAGCAACATTGGCGCACCTTCTGCCACTGCCATAAACTCTTGACCCATCAATGCACCACTAC